ATACGAGATCCTGAGATGTCTCGTGGGCTCGGAGATGTGTATAAGAGACAGTTCAACGATAGCGGCAAAGTTCCGTGTATAACGGCAACATACCATATAGGCTATGATGGATTTGGAACCAGGCCATATATTTTAGAAAATGGAAAATGACAAAGAATATATCTGCGTAGCGTCGAGTGGACGGAACACCGCCCCCGACGGAGGTATAGAGCAACATTTAGAACCGTGCCCCATACCCGGCAAAACTAATTGTTTGACTACTGTAGCGAAAGATATTTTGCTTTTACAACGCCCAAGAGGTAAAAAGCAAAGTTGCATTTTCGTAGATAAGTCGCCCACGCTTACACAATCGGCATGGGAACAAAATAACCTTATTGTTGAAAATGCGTGCCTAACCGCCCGGCGCACTGAATATGGCAAAATCATACGACAGCAGTATGAAGCGCACGAAATCAGGTGCCGCGTAAAGCCATACAAAGGTTAGAACCGAGAACCGACGGAAAAACAAATACCATAACGACCGTGCAAAAAGATAATTTGATAATACAACTTAACCCCGGTACCGAAAGCCACGGCACACAGCCATACCAGCAAAACCGTGTTTACCATCCCGACGGAAAGACCCCGGCACTTATGCAAGGACACGGAGGCCAGACGTTAAACACCATAACCGACGCTGGGGGGGGACATATCCGCATACGCCGATTAACCCCTGCCGAGTGCGCACGCTTACAGACTGTGCCGGATTGGTACAAATGGGTTGTGTCGGAAACCCAGCAATACAAAATGCTGGGTAACGGCTGGACTGTTGAGGTTATCAAACATATATTTTCCTTTTTGCCCGACCGCTTCAAACGACAATAAATTATGGAGACAACCACATTACGTTTTACAATACCGCGCAATAAGATACCCGGAGTGTTTGCCATCATGGAGGCAGACAATACCCCGGCGTGCGAGCTGCGCATTAAAAAGCCTAATGTCGGCGTGTGTGAAATCGAGATAATAACCGACGACGCAAACGCCGGATATTTTCGTACCGCACTGGGGGGGGGGCGTGACTAATGGATAAGTTAAGATTTGACTTTGATTTAGACATAGCCACGGCCCACAGCCGACTATCGAAAAAATGGCGTAACAAGTCGTGGAAATGGAGCGAGATTTTAGCCAAGTGCGCCGACACCAAGCGCACAGGTGAAAGTGTGCGCGAATATCTACGCATGAGCCGAGAGGAACAGAGCAGCGTTAAAGACGTGGGCGGTTTCGTCGGTGGCTATCTATCCAACGGCATACGCAAAACCGCCAACGTGATATACCGCACGCTGGTTACGCTCGATATTGATTATGGAACAGCCGACGTATGGGATGATTTTACCCTAAATTTCGACTGCGCCGCTATGATCTACAGCACCCACAAGCATACGCCCGAAAAGCCGCGTTTGCGTTTGGTGCTTCCGGCCAACAGGCAGATAACACCGGCCGAGTATGAGCCGGTTTGCCGGTACTGGACTGCGCGTATAGGTATCGAACTTTTCGACCATACCACATACCAACTGCCGCGCCTGTTTTATTGGCCGAGTACCAGCCGTGACGGTGATTATTTTTTCAACTATCAAGACGGCCCGGCCTTTGACGTTGACGAAGTGCTGGCGACCTACCGGAACCCACAGGACGTTAGCGAGTGGCCTATGTCGAGCCGCGAGGGTGACGTACTGGCGCACGAAATCCGCAAGGCTGGCGACCCTACCGAGAAGCCCGGACTAATCGGTGCGTTTTGCCGCGCCTACACTATCGAGGAAGCGATAGAAAAATTTTTGCCGGACGTGTACGAAAAGACCGGCACGGATGGGCGATATACCTACCGTGCCGGAAGTGTCGCCGGTGGCTGTGTCACCTATGAGAGCAAATTTGCATACTCGCATCACGAAACCGACCCGGCAAGTATGCGCCTGTGCAACGCTTTTGACATAGTGCGCATACATCTATTTGGGGTACAGGATGAGGGTAGCAGAGTGACCGACGTTACCCGGCTGCCGTCGTACACCAAAATGCAGGATTTTGCGGCGGCTGATAAGACCGTGCGCGTATTGCTCACACAGGAAAGATTAGCCGACGCAGATAGCGATTTTGGCGACATCGACACCGAGAACGGCGAAACGCCGGAAGCCGCTAACATAGACTGGATGGCCGAACTTGAACGCGACCGCAAAGGCACTATCAAAAGCACCGCCAAAAATATAATCTGCATACTGGAGAATGACCCGGCACTGGCCGGGCATCTATGGCATGATTTGTTTAGCGGTTTTGATTTGGTTAAGGGCGGTTTGCCGTGGGATAAAAAGGCGACGCAATGGGGCAACCGCGACGACGCTAACCTGCGCATCTATTTGGAAGAACGCTACGAAATCACCGGCAAAGACAAGATTAAAGACGCTAAGGACGCGGTATTAACCCGGCACCGCGTACACCCTATTAGGGACTATCTTAATAGTTTGGTATGGGACGGCACGCCGAGGCTGGAGCGTTTGATTATCGACTACATAGGCGCGGAAGATACGCCACTTAACCGGGCAATGACACGAAAGCATTTTGCCGCCGCCGTTACGCGCATCATGCAGCCGGGGTGCAAATATGACTACTGCCTCATAATCGCCGGGGCCGAGGGTATCGGTAAATCCACCCTGTTTAGCATCATGGGCGGCGACTGGTTTAATGACAGCCTCACCACCACAGAGGGTAAAAGCGGCATGGAGCAGCTACGGTGCGGCTGGGTTATCGAGCTGGCCGAGTTATCGAGTATCAAGCGCAGCGACGTGGAGCAGGTGAAAAACTACATAAGCCGCCGCGATGATATTTACCGCGCCGCATACGGTACGGTGGTAGAAAAGCATCCGCGCCAGTGCGTATTTTGCGGTACTACCAATGAGGCGTATTTTCTCAAAGGTGACACCGGAAACCGCCGCTTTTGGGTAATCGCCGTTAACCCGGAACTGCGCAGATACCCCGACTTTACCGACGCGCTCATACGCGACAGAAACCAGTTATGGGCCGAGGCTGTCGAGTATTGGAAACAGGGCGAAAAATTATATTTGCCTGGAGATTTGGAAGCCGAGGCACACCAGCGGCAAAGCCAATACAACGACGACAACGATGACCCATTACGCGATATGCTGACCGTGTTTTTGGATATGAAGTTACCGGTTGACTGGGATAGCTGGGACTTAAACCGCCGCCGTGCGTACATAAAGAACCCCGACCCACTCGACGAGGTAGGCATATCGCGCCGTGATCGAGTGTGCGCCGCTGAATTTATCTGCGAGCGCATGGGGCGCGAAATGTCGGATAAAGAATATAAATACCTGTCGCGCCGTGTCTGCCGTCTATTAGATGAAATGGGCTGGGAACGCCGCAGCGGTGTACGCTACATGGAAAAATTATATGGGCGGCAAAAGAGTTTTGCCCGACCTCTAAAAGACGACGTAGAAGATGAGGGCGACATATAATTTTTGGTAACTGAGTTTGAGTTACCGCCCGACGAAAACTTAGTTACCATGAAAAGGCGGTAACGAAAACACGGTAACAGGCAACCGAGAAAAAAGCCTTAGTTACCACGTTTAGTTACCACGGAAAAGCCGAGAAAATAAGGCGGTTAGGTTATTTGGTAACTATGGTAACTTAAAAATATAGCTAATTAGTAAAGTAATGTTTTTATAGCCAAATATTATAAAAAGTAGTATATAACTAATCCCGAAAAGTTCCGCGTGCGTGCGCGTGCGTGCGTGAGGGAAAAACAGCAAAGCAATGGATAAGCGAAGTATCGAAAATATAACCCACCATGCCGACGTATCGGAAAAGGCGATAGAACGGTATTTAGTGGAACAGGCAAAACAAAACGGTTTGCCCTGCCTCAAATACTCTAACCCGAATATGGTAGGTTATCCCGACCGCCTGTTAGTGCTTCGCGGCGGTAGTGTAATTTGGGTGGAGCTTAAAAGCAAAGGACGGAAGCCGACAAAGATACAGCAAATGCGCATGAGCGAATTAACCGGCATGGGGCATTTGGTAAAAGTGATCGACAATAAAGCCGACATCGACGAACTGATTAAAATAGCCAAGCAATGAAAGTAAAGTGTGATACCTGCGGTAAAGAGTTTGACCGCCGCCCCTCAACCGTAAAGGCAGTGAATTATTGCAGCCCGGCGTGCTATCACGCTGCAAAGCAAACGACCGTAAAATATGAGAAATGCGGTAAAATGTTTATCCGTCTGAAATCTGATATAAAGGGGCATATCTTTTGTAGTTCCGAATGTGCAAAAGACTATACACGAGAAATAGGCCGTCTGACAATGCAGGCAATTAACGCCGCACCAAACCATAAAGAGCGTTTAAGATTATCGCATTTAGGCAAAGGGCATAAAGATACCTATGAGAAAACATTTGGTAGGCATACGCACCGCATAGTAGCCGAGCAGATGTTAGGCAGACCACTGAAACCGGGTGAGGTGGTACACCACATCGACGGCAATAAAAGAAACAATAACCCCGAAAACCTAATGGTGTTTGCATCACAGGCATTACACGCACAATGGCATAAAGAACATGATAAATTTTAACCCCTATCAATACCAGTCAAAGGGCATCGAATGGATAATACAGCACCCCGAATGTGCCTTACTGTGGGAAATGGGGCTTGGCAAAAGTGTTGTTACTTTGACGGCTATACAGGAACTAATCGACGAGTGCGAGATTAGCCGCATACTGGTGGTAGCACCCAAAAAGGTAGCCGAAACTACATGGACTACAGAGGCGGCCAAGTGGAGCCATTTAAAAGGGCTTCGCGTCGTCAAGGTCATGGGTACAGAGAAACAGCGCAAATTAGCCTTAGCCGAAAAAGCCGATATATATGTTACTGGGCGCGACAACTTTGTATGGCTTGTAGGTCTATACGGCGGTGTATTGCCTTTTGACATGATGGTTATCGACGAGCTAACCAGCTTCAAAAATTCCAAGTCACAAAGGTTTAAGGCTATGCGTATCGCAAGACCGAGCGTTAGCCGGTTTGTCGGATTGACCGGCACCCCGGCACCTAACGGCCTTATAGACCTTTGGGGGCAAATGTACTGCGTGGATAAAGGTGTACGACTTGGTAAATCCGTATCAAAGTACCGCGAAAGCCACTTTGAAACCCACAGCTGGAATAACATAGTAGTGCGGTGCGACGTAAAAAAAGGGCATGAGGATATTATACGCAACAGTATAGCCGACATCTGCCTAAGTATGCAAGCAAAGGACTATTTACAGTTACCTGATTTGATGATGCACACCGTACCTGTCGAGCTGTCACCGGCTACCATGTCGGCCTATAATAAGTTTGAGCGCGAAAAGGTATTAGAGTTCAAGCAGGAGCATGAGGGCGAACCGACAAACATTTTGGCTAATTCTGCCGCCGGACTTATGAACAAGTTAGCCCAGTTTGCAAACGGCGCTGTATATGACGACGACAGGAATATACACGAAATCCACAGCGAAAAGGTGGATAAGTTAGCCGAGATAGTCGAGGCGGCCAACGGTAGCAGCGTGTTAGTTTTCTATCAATTCAAACACGATATACCGAGAATAACAAAGAAGCTCAAAGGCTACCGGGTAGAAGTCTATGAGGGCGAAAAGCAGCTATTAGACTGGAACGCCGGAAAGATTGACGTACTACTGGCTCACCCGGCAAGCACGGCGTATGGCCTCAATATGCAGCAGGGCGGCCACTACATAGTTTGGTTTGGTACTGGCTGGGATTTAGAGTTATTCCAACAGGCTAACGCCCGGTTGCATCGACAGGGGCAACGGCACCCGGTAACGGTGTATAAGCTAATCGGGGCGCATACTGTCGATGAACGCGCCAGCGCGTCACTTGAAAATAAAAAGGTCAAACAGCAGAGTTTGTTAGACAGCCTTAATTACTTGATACGCAAACATACAAATGGCTAAGGATAAGGACTACATAAAGCTGATACATACGCCACGGTGGTTACGTCTGCGGCGCGACACGCTGACAGCGCACCCACTTTGCGAGAGGTGCCAGGCCGAGGGCTACATAAACCCTGCGACCGAAGTACACCACCGCAAGCCTGTGGAGGATGGGATAAACTACACCGAGAAATACCGGCTCATGTATGACCCTAAAAACCTGTGTGCGCTGTGCCATGGCTGCCACGTTAAGGTACATACCTACATGGGACGTAGCGGCAAGGAAGCGACCCGACGACGAAACGCCGAACAGGTGGCCGGGGTAGTCAAAAAATTTTTTGGCGACTGAAACAGGGGGGGTGATTTTTTAAAGGCACCCCGGTTTTGCTAAACCTCGCCCCAACCTTTGTTTTTGCGTGAGCGATTTTTTCAATTTAAGCAAATATAGAAAATTTAACATATATGGCGAAACAAGTTAACGAATATAAAAAAGACATCGAAAAGGCACTTAAAGCCGCCGGCAAATACAGCCGAAGTTTAGGCGCACAAATTTTGTCGTTGGCCGGTGCGCTTCGCACGCTCGATTTGGCTAACGACGAGATCGACGGATTGGAAAGCACCACCATTTCGGCTACGTCGCGCTATGGTAACGTGACGCTGGTACCTCACCCGGTTTTCAAGATCCAAAAAGACGCGCAGGACAGTGTAACCCGACAGATGAAAGCGTTAGGGCTGACCGCTGAGGAACTGACCGGAGCCGATGAGGACGACCCATTAATAGACCTCACCAAAAAGGTAAAGAACGCCGGGCGCAAAAAACCGAACATCATTAAACGTAACAACCCCGATACAACGGCATGACAGAGGAAGAAAAAGACAGATTACGACAGGCTAAAATCGACGTGTCGGCGCGGCTGGCGGTAGTGCCGATAGCCGATTACCGGCTGTGCGAAGTTGACGCACGGCTGGAGCAATATGTTACGGAAGTCGCCGAAAATCCGACAGCGCACAACCTCTACGAGCAGTTAGCGGTTTTGCGCTTTTTCCGTATGGCTGATAAATACGGGATTAACGCGACCGAGGTACAGCGTTTTTTTACCCTCTATGAAAACTTGCATTTTCCCGGTAAAACCGGGTTGCAAAAGTATGCGCTAACCCCGGTGCAAACTTTCCAGTTTGCCAGTATCTACGGCTTTTGGAACGACGGCCGCCGGGTAGTGCGTGAGGCGATTTTGTTTGTACCGCGTAAATTCAGTAAAACCACGTCGAGCGCATCGTTAGCCATCGACGATTTGCTGTATGGTGACGCTAACGCCGAGAGTTACACCGGGGCCAACAGTAACGACCAAGCTAAAAAGTGTTTCGACGTGATACGCGGCTGTATGAGGAAGTTAGACCCAAAGGAACGCCGCTACACAGTCAACGAGCAGACGATTAAAAGCAAGCGCAAAGACCGTACCGCCTTTGCGCAGTGTCTGACGGCCAACGCCCGGACAAAAGACGGTTTGAACGCCAGCACGGTAATTATGGATGAGTTTAGCCAAGCACGCGATAACAGCCTATTAACGGTACTAACTACGTCTATGGGTGTGCGAGAAAATCCGTTAACCGTGATAATTACCACCGCCAGCGATGTTTTCGATGGGCCATTTTACGAAATGCTGCAAGGCTATAAAGACGTTTTGCTGGGCGAGTTTGAGGACGACAGCCTATTTGCTCATATCTTTGAGCCGGATTTAGACGACCCCGAAAGCGCAGAAACTACATGGCTGAAAGTACAACCGCACATGGGCGTTACTGTCAGCATGGATTTTTACCGACAGGAGTACAAAAACGCTATGCGTAACGGTGCCGACGCTATGCTGGCGTTTCGTACCAAGTTGCTTAACATCTACGCAGAGAACCAGCAACGCAGCTGGATAAGCAGCACACTGGCCCGGAAAATATCCCGGCCTATGCCGCTGGATGCCATCACCGGCCGACCGGACGCTATGGTGGCTATCGATCTGTCGGAAAGTGACGACTTTAGCGCGGTCACTATGGGCCTGTACGACATGGCACGCAAAAATTTTCATTTCCACACGGCATACTTTTTCCCTGAGGGGGCGTTACCGGGACACCCTAACGAAAGGCTATACCGTGTATGGGCCGATAAAGGATATTTGACACTAACAGATGGTGATGTTATCGACTATCGCGCAATTGTAAACTATGTGCTGTATCTTAACAAAGTAGTGCGCATATTGGGTATCGGCTATGACCCGTGGAAAAGTTTGGAAGTTGTAAATATGCTGGCGGCTTCCGGCGCAGATAATGTGCTGTCGGGGGTTAAACAGACCTATGGCAATTTTACCGCCCCGGTTGAAAGTTTTGAGCATGGCGTAAAAACCGGGCATATCTTTATTAACGATAACCCAATTAACTACTATTGTTTCGGTAACGCCGTCTTAGACACCGACAAGCTGGAGAACTGCAAGCCGATAAAACGAAAACAAACGCAAAAGATAGACGGCGTTATTACTAAACTTATGTGTATGCGCCTGTTTATTGACTACACACGTTAAATAAGGTTAAATACATTTAATCGTAACAAAGCAAAGGAAAACAACCGAAAAAGAGTAAAACACAGTAAATCAAAGGAAGATAAACCGCTGTGAACCAAATTTTTAAGTGCTAATATGTTTAGTTATTTTTGCGCATAAGCAATAATGTGTAATGAACTTTTGGCGGCATATAGTAAACTATTTCAGACGCGAAAACAATAGCGGCGAGAACCCCAGCGCACCACGCACCGGGGCTACGTCGCTTTTCGTCTATGGCGACCAAACCGCTATGTGCGTCGCTACCGTTTTCCGCTGTGTTAAGTTGCTTAGTGAAAGTGTCGCTAACCTGCCGCTGCAATACCTCAAACGTAAGGACGGTATTTTTACCGAAGTCAGTAACGACAGGCTCGACTATCTACTAAACGTGCAGCCGAACAATGCTATTAACGCATTTGATTTTTGGCGGCAAGTAGTACAGGAGTTACTATTAGACGGTAACGCCTACATCGTGCCGGTGTATAACACTGTCAGCATGGAATTAGACCGGCTGGCACTGTGTGAACGTGGCACGGTCATGCACGATACGATACACGACATTTACACAGTGCGCGACCTCAATAACGGCATTAGCGGCGTATATACCGAGGACGAGATTATACACATTAAGGGTCTAACCCTGCGTAATAGCAAAAAGGGCGTTAGCGTGCTGACGTATGCGCGGCTTACTATGAATATCGCCGCGACTGGCGACCAAGAAACGCAAAATAGATTTGCCAACGGCGGCAATGTACGTGGCATAGTGTCTAACGATACCAGCGTGCGCGGTTTCGGTGAGTATCAAGACAAGCAGTTAGAGAAAACCGCCGAGAACTTAGACAGCCGGTTTCAAAGTGGCGAAAGGATTGTTAGCCTACCGGGGCAGGTGGATTTTAAGCAAATTTCGCTAAGTTCCACCGATATGCAGTTTTTGGAAAGCCGCAAATTTACGGTTATCGAGATTTGCCGCTTTTTCAGCGTACCGCCGACGTTTGTATATGCCGACACCAGCAACAATTACAAGACCGTCGAGCAGGCCGACGTGGATTTTTTAAGCCACACACTAAACCCCCTACTGCGTAACATCGAGATAGAATTACGCCGCAAACTTATCGCACCGTCGCTGTGCCGTAAATACAAATTCAAGTTTGACCGCCGCGAGTTATTCGCGTGCGACCTTAACGGCATGATGAACTACGGCACTAAACTTTTGCAGATTGGTACGACCGTAAATGAGGTGCGCCGTATGAATAACTTAACGCCTGTTGACTGTGGCGACACCGTGTTAGTGTCGGCAAACCTGCGAGGTATTAATGAAATTGGCGTGCAGCCGCAGCAACAGCCAGAGGCACCCGAAAACAAAGATAATGACAATGGCGACAAAAAGGAATAAAGACACCGAGGTAAAACGCGCCCTGCGTTTTGACTGTGCAGAGCTGCGTGTACGCGAGGCGGCCGAGGGTGAAGTCCCCAGCCGCACGATTACCGGCTACGCTATACTGTTTAACACCCCATCCGCGCCGCTATGGAGCGACGAGGATAGCGAGGCCCGCGAAGTTATTGCCCCGGAAGCAATCACAGAAGAATTGTTAGACGGCTGCGACATTAAGTTTACAATGTACCATGACCGCCAACTGATTTTAGGCCGTAGCAACAAAGGTACCGGCACGCTGGAGTATTTCGTAGATGATAAGGGCGTAGGCTTTAATTTGGAGCTGCCTAAATCACCTAACGGCGACGAGGCGTTAGAGCTGGTTAGCCGTGGCGACATTTCCGGGTGTAGCTTTGCATTTACTACCCGATACTGGGATAGTGATTTTGTCGAGCGCACGGCAAAGGTAGTAAACGGTGCTACACAGATAACCTACACCGTCAAGGCAGTAACCGGCGTGTACGACTTTACGCTGGCTGCTGACCCTGCCTACCCCGATACATCGGTAGAGGCACGCGAGTTTACCGCCGGACTGCGCGAGGTGGAAACACCTACCCCGGAAGAACCTAACCCCGATAACGATAAAGTGCGCAAGCAGCTGCGTGAAATGCGCCGCGCTGCCGCGCAAAAGTTAATATAAATTTTAACCTCAAAAGTTTCAGTAATGAAAGAAAAAGACAAAAAAAAGCTGAACGTGCGCGAGTTGGTTAACAAGTATCAAGCCAACTGCGACCGTATCGGTGAAATTGCCGAAACCTGCGAAAAAGAGCAGCGCGAGCGCACCGAGGCCGAGGACACCGAGTTTAAGGCACTCACACGCGAAAACCAGTTGCTGCAAATGAAAATGCAGGTGGCCGCCGCAGAACATCTGCGCGAAAACCCCAACGCTACCGCCGACGCTTCGCGCATTATCCGCGAGAATATGCAGGCCGGGCGACAGACACAAATTTTGCTGGTGCGTGACCTTATGATGGTAGCCGACACAGCCGATAGCGCGGTGGTACCCCTCAAAGTGCAGGACATTTTGACACCGCTCACCGAGGGCCTTATACTCGATAAGGTGGGTTTACCTATGCCTACCGGACTGGCTGGCGATTACGTTTGGCCTACCTATGAGGCTGTCGAGGCTACTATTGCTGGTGAGGGCATAGCACTGACCGACACAAAAATTAAGCTGGGTAAGTTGACCGCTTCGCCTCAGCGTATCGGTATCGCTATCCCTATCACACGCCAAACCATCATACAGACCGAGGGACTTATCGAAACTATCGCTAAGAACCTTATGCCGCTGGCTGTGGCTATGCTCATTAACAAAATCCTTTTCAGCACTACAAAGGTAACAGGTGCTACCACACTGGTAGGCCCCTACGTCGGTGTAGCGACTAAGGACGTTTTCAGTTTCAGTGCTGAACCCACTTTCAAGGAGTTCAACAGCATGAAGGCCGCCGTACTGGCTACCGGCGTGGACGGTGAGCACCTTTGCTGGATTATGACAAAAGCGCAAAAGGCTATCGCCGAAGCAACCCCCAAGGATGCCGGTAGCGGTATTATGGTTTGTGAAAATGACCGTATCGCCGGACTGCCGGTATTTACCACTCACTATATCGGCGAGGGTAACATTGGTTTGGGCGACTGGCGTTACCAGCCTATGGGACTTTTCGGCGATATTTCGTTTGTAATCGACCCTTATAGCCAAGCCCGTAAAGACGCTGTAGATTTCGTGCTTAACGTCAATTACGGCACTACCACCCTGCGCAAAGAAGCGTTTAAGCTGGGTAAGGTGGCCGCCGCTGGTGCTGGCGCATAATTAAAAGTTTTTCGCTATGGCTGTAGTGAGTTTGGCATTATTCAAAAAACACGTTAGAGCCGACGATTTCGCCGACGACGACGAGTATTTGACACATCTGTTAGAGGTGGCCGAGGTGTCGGTAATCACCGCGACTAATCGCACCGAACAGGAACTAACCGACGATAACGCCGGGGAGTTTCCGGCACCTTTGAAACACGCCGTAATGATGCTGGCGGCGCACTGGTATAACCAGCGCGAGAGTGTCAGCAGCGTACAGATGCACGAAGTGCCGGACGCACTACAGGCATTAGTTAAACCCTATCGAAAACTGGTAAACGATGCAAGCAGGGAGAATGAAATATAAATTGGTGTTACTGGAGCCGGTTAGTGATGCTGACGGTTTCGGTGAGGAAACACCGATTTACAAAGAGTTCCGAACCGTGGCCGCCGAGCGCGTGAAAACGAGCGGTAGCCGTAGCGAGGAAGTCGGCGAGCATTTCCCGGACTATCGCGCCGAGTTCAACATACGCGACGCTCACCCGGTTAAAGAAAACTGGCGTGTAAAGCAAATGGGCGGCTATGAGTACACGGTAACTAACATTATACCCAACATCGACAGGGGCATGAAAACCTTAATTTGTGAACGTGTAAACAAATAATCTATGGCGGCGACAATGCAATACGACGACGAGGATTTACAGCGGTTATTTGCCGAAATGGATACCAAAAAACGACTGAAAGCCCTAAAAGGTGCTTTTAGACGTGAGGCTAACAGGGTACGCAAAACCGCATTAAATAACCTGCGCGGAAGCATCCGAACCGACAAAGATTTAGAGCGTGGAGTACGCGCCGTAGTGTTTAAGCGTAAAGCCGGATTTCGTGTCACCATAGGCACTAAAAAAGCCGGAAAGAGTGGCAAAGAATACGGATTTCATATTAACCGCAAAGGACTTAAAAAGCCTGTGTTAATTTGGGCCGAAGCTGGTACCAAGTGGCGTAAATCGAAAAAAGCTACACGGTATTTGATAGGTGGCAAATGGCGTACAGGCAGGACACGCGGTTTTATGAAACGATATGGATTTATGCAAAAGACACTAACCGAGGTGCGCGACCGCGTTACTGACAGTTTGCACAACGAAGTAGTTAACAGCATAACAAAGGAAGCAAAGAAATATGGCTGTACCTAAAACGTCATTAAGTGCCGGGGCAATTATCCGCGCCGTACTATTGGAGGATGCCGAAGTAGCCGCAAGGACTAATAAGGTTTTCCCGGTGGCGACTGATAGCGCGGATCTGCCCTATATTCTTTATCGCCGTACCTCACTGTCGCCTAATCCGCAGAAAAGCGGACAGCCGGGCGCAGATGAAATACAGATAGAGGTAATTTGCTTTACGGAGCGATACAGCGAGGGTGTCGAGCTGGCCGAGGCGGTACGCGCCGCGTTAGACCAAGTGAGTGCGGAGCATGACGGTATGCGTTTGCGGTCATGTTATTTACTCGACAGCGAAGAAGCCTACCAAGATGATGCTTTTGTGCAGCAGTTAGTATTCAGTGTAAAAATCTAAATCGCGTAAAAGCGCATAGAAGCGCGTTATAGCCACAGAGATAACAAACATAGTAAAAGTTCACCAAAGCACGGAAACGCGCTAAAATCGAAAAATCACCAATAATTTAACATTAATAAACAATATGGCAACAACAACTAAAACCGGCTACTGTAATGGTAGTGATATGCTGGTATATGTCGGTGGCAAGGCCGTGGGGCATTGCACCACCCACACTACCACCATGAACAGCGAAACCAAAGACCGCGCCGTAAAGCCAGTAGCCTCAAAAGGTATTTCCTCAGGTTTGTGGAAAGGCAAAGGCGTGGTAGGGTTAAGCATATCTATTTCAGCCGAGGGACTTGTATTCTACGGTGAAAGCGAAACCGGCTACAAAGCACTGGTAGCAGCGTGGAAAGCTGGTAAGAGCGTTGAGGTAAAATGTATGGAACGCGAAAACAGCGATAAACCCTACCTCAAAGGCAAGTTTATCGTTTCGTCGCTGGAGCGCACAGACCCGGCGCAGGACGATAGCAACTACAGCGTCAATTTAGAGAATGACGGAGAACCCGACACACTTGACGAAACCGCGATCACCGAAACCCCCGAAACCGTTGAGACCGGCGCATGAAACGTATTGAAATAACAATAAACGGCACGGCATACCCCTGTAGCCCCACTATGGGGGCTATGCTGCGTTTCAAGCAGGAAACCGGCCGAGAGATTACCGAGATAGACCCCACAAGTTTTACAGATCTGTGTACCTATCTATGGTGCTGTGTAGCGTCGGCGGCTAAACGAGAGGGCAAGCCGTTTGACATGTCGCTGATGGAATTTGCAGACAGCCTCACCCCGGAAGATATGACGGAATGGAACGCGGCAATTACAGCGGACGCAGAAACCTGCAACGCCGCGCCCGGTGAAAAAAAAAGAAAACGCCGTTAGCCGTCTATGACCTTTTAGGTATAGCCGTCGGCTGTATCGGAATGTCGCACGATGATTTCTGCAAATGTACTTTCGGCGAGTTTGAAAGCATCTGCAAGGCATGGCGCGAAATGACAGAGGGGCAAAACCGCGACGCATGGGAACGCGCCCGGACAGTAGCCGCGATAGTGATACAGCCGCACGTCAAAAAGAAAATAACCCCCAAGCAGCTTTTACCGTTGCCGTGGGACAAGAAAAAACAAAACGCCCGAAGCGAGGCCCCCAAGCTCACCGCTGAGGAAAAACGAAAGAGATTTGAAGAAGTCGCCCACCGATTAGGCGACGAAATAAACCAGTAAACCGTATGGCAGGAAAAGGCACCATATCAATTACATTTAAGCTGGATGGCGACGGCAAAGGCTTTAGGGCGATAGCACAGGACGCTAACGGCCTACGCACCGTTATGGCTTCCACGCTTGAACAGTCAGAGGCGTTAAAAACGTCGCTGGTTAATTGGAGTGCCGCCGTACAGGGTTTGCAGAGCGTTGACCAAGCCGTTAGCCAAATTAGTAGCCAGTTAAATGCTATTACCAGCGAAAGCGAGGAATTTAACAAAGCTATGAAAGAGGCCAACACTATGGCCGGAAAGGACAGCGCAGGTTTTAAGCAGCTCAAAGGAGAGGTAGCAGACTTAGCCAAAGAGATACCCATAGCACGCGACCAACTGGCAAACGGCCTCTACCAAACAATATCTAACGGCGTGCCGGAAGATAACTGGATAGAGTTTTTGAATACGTCGGCCCGGTCTGCCGTGGGCGGTTTAGCCGACATTAACAAAGTCGTCGGCGTTACCTCTACGCTCATTAAAAACTACGGTTTGGAATGGAGCGCAGCAGCCGACATACAGGATAAGATACAGTTAACGGCCAAAAACGGCGTTACCTCATTTGAGCAATTAGCACAAGCACTGCCGAGGGTAGCCGGTAATGCTTCCACGCTGGGCGTGTCTATTAACGAACTTATGGGAACCTTTGCCACACTTACCGGCGTAAGCGGTAACACCGCCGAGGTTTCCACGCAGTTAGCCGCCATCTTTACGTCGCTGGTTAAACCCAGTAGCGAGGCCGCGCAGATGGCGGCCGAAATGGGCATACAGTTTGATGCCGCAGCCATAAAAGCCGCTGGCGGTTTTCAAAATTTCCTTACCCGGTTAAATGATAGCGTTAAGACATACGCGCAGACTAACGGCGTGCTGGAGCAGGAAGTATATGGCCGATTATTTGGCAGTGCCGAGGCTCTACGCGCTTTAATACCATTACAGGGCGAGTTATCCGATAAATTTGCGGCTAATGTTTCCAATATGGTAAACAGTGCCGGTACGATGGATGCCGCCTACACGGACATGAGCAGCCACGGTGAAGCTGTAAACCAAATGCTGCGCAACCAATGGGCTGCCGTTATCGACGTTATTTCGGGTTTCACGTCTGCCGCGCAGCCCTATATTAATTTCACCGCCGGACTACTTAGCACCGGATCAAGTGCGGCAATTCTTATCACTACTTTTAAGCAGCTTAACATACAGCAGGCATTAGTAGCTACACGCGCTAAACTCGCAAGTATGGCGATGGTGACACTGGGTTTGCGCGGTAAATCTGCCGCCGCTGTTGTGCGTGTTTTCAGTTCCGCTATGAAAGGTGGCGCGTATAGTGCCACAGCCTTAAAAATCGCGCTACGCGGTTTACTTATAGCTACCGGCGTGGGTGCGGTGATCGCCGCCGTTACTACAGCTATCGAGTATTTGGTTAGTGCGACAGACGACGCAACCGAAAGCACAAATAATTTTTTAAGCGCGGAGGAAAGAGCGAAACGCGACGCGGAGCAATTAGAACAACTGCGCCAGCAGGAAGCCTCAACCCTCACGCAAACACGCGCCGCGCTTGAAATGAATATTAACAGGCTCAAAGAATTTAACGGCACTAAAGAGCAGGAGAAAAAATTAGTTAACGAAATGAATAATACCTACGGCGATACGATGGGATATTTTTCCAGTGTAGCCGATTGGTATAACGCCCTTATATCTAATAGTGAGGCATATTGCCGCCAAATGGTAATCGAGGCGCGGACACGAATGTTAGCTAATCAAATAGCTCAAAAAGAGCAAGAAACCCACGATCTAATTTATGACGATGCCGGAAATAAGCGAAAATACAGCACAGTACGACAGGTAGAGCAATACATATCCGGCTACTATACACCTACCAGCGGCGGTGCTGGCGGTGCGCAGCAGCCTCAATACTCACAGCGTGAAATAGTTGGCAGTAGCGATTTAGACAAAGCAAATGCCGCTATCCGAGCCAATAACGAGGCTGTCGCCCATCTGCGCGAACAAATAGAAGCCGTGGCAGAAGAAGCCGCCGGTATTAATTTCAGTGTGCGAGGTACGAATACACGCCCGGATATTACGCCAACTGGCGACCCCAAAAATACAACAGGAACCGCGCAACCGGAATGGAATGAGAACGCCGCTAACCTCAAAGAGATTAACGACAATGTTAAAATATTACAAGCGCGACTACAAACCGCTACCGTCGAGGAAGCAGCGTTAATAAACCAGCAAATTACCTTATGGCAGGGTAAAGCCGACGCGATACGTAACGCAGGGAAAGCCGTAGAAAACAACGGCCCGGTATTTAACGAAAACGCCGCTAACCTCAAAGAGATTAGCGACAATATAAGAGTATTGCAAACTCGATTGGAAACCGCAACCGTCGAGGAAGCCGTATTAATTAACCAGCAAATACAGGCATGGCAAGGAAAAGCGGACGCGATACGCAACGCCGGAAAAGCCGTTGAGAACAACGGTCCGATATTTAGGGCCGATGCAACTACTTTAGCCCAAATTACCGAGAATATTAGCGCGCTATCCGACCAGCTAAACACCGCCACTATCGAGGAAGCAGCACTAATTAACCAGCAAATACAAGCGTGGGAAAAGAAAGCGGACGCGATACGCAACGCCGGGAAAGAGGCTAAAGCGAATTTCGATACTTTCCGTACCGGCTGGAACAGTATTAAAAATGTCGGTAGCGGTATCGACGGAATTACCGACGCGCTGGAGGGCAACGGTAACGCATGGCAGACAGTCACCGGCATAGTAGATGGATTTTTGCAGATATACGACGGCATTAAAACCATCGTAGGCATTATCAATATGCTAAGTACCGCCACGACCGCCCACGCTACCGCGAAAGCCGCCGAAAGTGCCGCTATCGGTGTGGCTACCGGCGCACAGACAGCCGAGGCGGTAGCCGCTGAAGCTACGGCACTGGCGCAAGTTCCTGTAATCGCCGCGAACAAATTAGCGACCGCCAGCTACATGGAATTGGCCGCCGCCGCATATTTCGCCGCGCACGCATACATACCTTTTGCCGGTTTCGGTATCGCTTCCGGATTTGTCGCCGCCGCTACCGCAATGGTACAGGCTATCGGCGTTATGCCGTTTGCCGATGGCGGCATAGTAAGCGGCCCGACTGTCGGACTTATCGGCGAGTATGCCGGAGCATCTAATAACCCGGAAGTGGTGGCACCGCTCGACAAACTGCGCGGTATGCTGAACCCGGTAGGCGAGCCGGTAATTATCGGCGGTACGCTTCGCGCTTCCGGCCGTGAGATTATTTGCGTACTGGCTAACGAAACACGGATAGCCAGCAAATCGGGCAGGAAAACAAATATAAAACTTTGACCGCTATGTATTTTTACGGAAGTTTTTTAACGCAGTTAGGTGAAACGGTTACGGTGCATATTGTAACCGAGAACAGCCGCGCACAACAGGTAGAAATAGGTGACGAGAAAAGCGGCGTGTTTTTCACTACCAACCCGGTAGAAATCGAAAGTAGCGTAAATGATACTTTCGACCATTTGCTACGCAGTCAAGCGACCATTAGACTACTGACACGCGACTTTATACAAGATTTGTTTTGCACAACTTGTATGGATGCTGTGGTTAACATATTCAAGGGTAACAAATGTATCTTTGCCGGATTTGTCGAGCCGCAGACATATTCGCAGGGTTATAATGAGGTTTACGACGAGTTAGAAATATCCTGCATCGACGTACTTTCTGCGCTGCAATATTCAAAATATCGTGACGTGGGCGGCTTAGGTGTGCTGTATGATACTGTCAAGATTAATGCCGGACAGCGAACCATTAAAGATATGCTTGATGACATACTTAATCGTGCATGTGAACATATTGACATTACCGGCGTTGGAGGCGTGCAAATCTACTATGATGGTAGCAAAGCCCTGACATCTGCTGAATCTGATCGGTATGGCATATTTTCTCAGCTGGCTCTGTCAGAGCTGTTGTTTTTGGGGAGTGATGAGGATGATGTATGGCAGCAAGATAAGGTTTTGGAGGTAGTACTTAAGTACCTTAATTTGCATATCGTACAGGATGGGTTGCAATTTTACATCTTTTCTTGGGAAAGTATAAAATCGGGCGACCCTATATCATGGTATGACTTGTTTGCCTCCAGCTATAAAAGTACCGATAAGCACTGCATTACTATAGATCTCAGCAATGCCGCATCTACAGATACTACTATCAGCATAGGCGAAGTATTCAACCAGATACTATTGACGTGTAAAGTGGAAAGTATTGAGAGTATAATACAAAGTCCGCTTGACGCCAGTATGTCGTTTTCCCCGTATGAAAATAAGCAACTGTATTTAACCGAAATTTCATCTGACGGAGAGGGAGAGACTGCTTATAATGCTTTTTACGCTATGACCCATGAGCAGCCGACCGACTACGATTTCGCCTTGATGACCGACTGGTATATACAAGTTAAGGATAATGCCAATTGGATATTTCCTGACAATCTGAATAACGGTTATAATCTGATAGATGAATATTGCCGAGATAAAGTTAACCAGCATATATTACCTAACAGACTTGCATACGGTCCGGGGGCAGCTCTAATATCGTTTGGCAAGATCGAGCATAAAGCAGCTAATCAGGATAATTCGCCGACATCTAAAATAGACATGACAGATTATCTGATAGTCAGTGTCAATGGCAACGGCAATAATTCTCCACTTTTGACTTATCCCAACGAAACCAGTTTAAAAGCAAATGCCCCATTAGCGGTATATAATGGACCCACCACAGGTGCTGTATATTCGCCAGCTGATGACCAGACTACTAATTATATAGTATTCTCCGGCAAAGTCGTGCTAAATCCATTCATGGCTTTTACCGGTTATTATAAAACGCTTCATGATGCACAGGGATGGGACACTCCGGAGCCGGAAGTGTGGCACATGACAGTACCCAGCCGATCAAATGGAGATGGACGGTACTACACCCAAAAATATTATAGTGCTGCAACCCCATTTACAGCTCCAACATGGGATGAGAGCATCATGCGCGGATTAGTACCCTATACAGGTAGCGGACCGCAAGAGTATCGTTTTGCCTATAGCACCCTTGGGGACAGCACCGATAAAATATCCAAAATCGGTGTGCTTGGCTGTATGCTCATAATTGGTGACAAATGCTTAGTCGAGACCGGAACCTCAGGCACCATAGCTGATTTTGAATGGCGCACATTTAAGACAAGAGAGCAATGTGCTGATGATGACGAATATTATCAGCAAAGTTTCACCATAGGATTTGACCCGAAAATAGGTGATAAGTTGATAGGTACTGAATTTGACCTACAGAACAATATCAGCTATGATTTAGGTATTGATGCACAAGGAATGGCAATCCCGGTGCGTAAGAATGATAAGTTAAGTGGTGCAGTACGCTTCATGATCTTAGGTCCTGTCAATTCTATATACGGAGAAGCCGCAAACTCAGTGCATAGGCGGCCATCTTTTTTCTCATGGCAGAACCTATTCTATGATACTTCTATTCCGTTGTTAGCGCATGTTAGCAGCATATATCTTAAGTCTTTTGAAGTCAAGATTTACAGCGATAACGGGCTGATAAATAATCTTGGCGATAATGACATAGTGTATATGAGTGATACACGAGAAAATTTCGTCAACCGGAAAGATGATATTGAGTTTGAAATAAACAGCGCGTTGACTAATGCAGAGTGTAAGGAGTTAGGTGTCACTGATACGGTCAAGTTGTCAACTCCATTAGATCTAACTACGGGTACTGGGCTACTGTCCATATACGACCACACCAAACAGCAACAGGCAAAGCCCGAGCAACTTTACGTAGACAGCTATTATACTGAGTACCACAAGCCACGAATACTTATGACACAAAAGCTTGAGGATAGAATGGGGATAGCTGACATATTTAATCTGTATGTGCATCCGGCTATGCCGAATAAAATTTTTTACGTACAAGGCATAAGCCGCAATCTCATAGAAGGCTATGCCGAACTTGTGATCAAGGAGGTTTGGAATGATTGATGTAAAGCTCATAAAAAAGCCTAAAAGTACCAGCGCGTTAGTGGGCAGTGGTATAGCCACAAATGGTAATGGCTATGCTACCGGCAATGTGGTGAAAGAAGCGGGGCATGCTGCAAGCGCAGATAAAGCTTTATACGCGGATAGAGCCGCCAACGCGGCTGAAGCAGCACATGCGCAGGAAGCCGACCACGCATCATCTGCGCACGATTTGGATGAGGACAGCCCTGTACGCAAGCAGTTTTTAAGCCGCATAGCCGATGACGTTGCCCAGGGGCACATTACCTTTGAGCAGGGGCTTACCGCCGTAGGTCTGGCGGTATTCCGTGACGGAGCACATTTCGGCGAGTTTATTAAATCACTGTACGCCGGAAAGGGCGCAGGTATAGACAAAGACGGTAACGCCGAATTTGAAACGGTGCGCGTGCGCAGCTACTTTGAGGCTATGGAATATATTGTCAACAGATTGTCGGCTATCGAGGGCGACCAACTTTTGACCGAGGGCGACACCATAGACCGGGTAGTAGATAACGGCGATGGCACATTTGGTTTGTATCTGCACAGCAAATGGGACGGATATTTTACCGCGCAGCACGAAAACAATGTACTGAAAGGTATTATAAACACATTGGCAACCGGTAGCGGACTTTATTACACCTGTTGGCTTCGCGTCAATAGCGTTAACGCCGCGCTTAATTACATCGAGGTCTCTATGTACCCCGACGACGAAACGCCAGCCGGAAAGAATTACCCACCGTGCGAACTTATGAAAATTGCACGCTGGGGTAATCAAACCGACAAGACACGGCAAAGCTGCCTGTATCTGTCAAGCACCGAGGGCCGCATAGTCAAGCTGTCGGGTGTGACAAAGCCCATAATCGACAAAAGCAATTACGGTGCGACATTTGGCACCGTGCCGGATTTTCTAATAGCAATGGGTCTGCCGCTTATTGAGGGGCAAGACTATGTATATGCGCGTGGCCTCATAGTGCAGGACATTATACGCATAGACTATCAAGGTAAGCCGATAGTTACCTACGTCGATAGGGGACAGTGGAACGCGACAGCCGACTACTACAACGAAACGACCAACCCGGACACCGGGGTATTTGAAACGTCGGACGTGTGGTATATGGGGTGTAAATACCGCTGTATGAAAACCGGCACGCATAATCCCCCGGCATGGAATAGTACCGACTGGGCTATGATCGAGGGCAACCCCGATTTTACCGTAGAATTTGCCGAAACGGATTATTTATTTGACCCGGATAATTTCGACGTTACGCTGGTAATAATCGCGTGGCTGCATAACATAGACATTACGCAGGACATATTAGACACTGACGTAGTTTGGACTCGATACAGCGAGGACGCGCAGGGCGTACCGCGTGTAGCATCTGATAACGCATGGGGCTTAAAACGCGCCGGAGCCGGAAAGTCTTTGCACCTAACCGCCGCCGATATAGATTTTAACGGCTACATACCCAAAACCATAAAATTTACGGCGACCGTGACACTACGCGACGGCATGGGTAACGTAGCCGCCGAGGAACAGGCAATTTTTGAATATTAAAAACAAGGCAACGAAATGAAAACGAGAAGATTTGATTTTAATTTTCGACCGCTGCAAATTAACATCGGTTTCGCCGTAGATGGGTCAGTGCCTAATAAGCAGAATTACGACGCGGACACCGGCACCTACACGCCCGACTACACGCTAACGCCGCTTATTATCCAGCCGCAAGTAAGCTGCATGGATAAAGACGAGTTTTTATCAGCCGGTAGCATTAATCACCAACTGGCTAACGTCAAATGGTACGAGATTGTCGGCGGCGGTAAAATGCTTATCGAAAGCACTAATACCAACTATGAGGTAATAGCCACTGGCGGACAGGCCGGACGTATCAAAGTTAAAAAGAACGCCCAGCCCAAAGTACCTATTACGCTGGAGTTCCACGCGGAATATAGCGACCCACGCACCGGGCAACTGCATCCGATAGTGCGCACTTTTCCTATAAGGTGTGAAAACTCTACCGCATTTATGCCGCAGCTTGTATTAGACGCTGCCGACCAAACTATATACAACCCACTGACCGACCCGGATACACAAGTAGTACACGCCAGCCTACGGTTAGGCGCAAACGAATGCGCGACCGCTAACAGGCTTTTCGTTTGGGAAATCTACCGCGCCGATAGCAACACATGGACGGAAGTAGGAAGCGATACCACATTAGACTATGACGTAACGGTAGCTGCCGACGGCGCGAGCTGCACAGTTAACCGCGCCCTCATGGGTACCGAACTATATCTGCGCTGCCGTGCTAAATACGACATAGGCGGTAATCCGTCGAGCATATCGTTAACGGATGCCTCACCGAGCAAAACCGTGGCATTTATCCGGCGCATACCTAAATTTGAGTTTGACGTTACAGGAGTGCCGGTTAATATCCCTGTCGGCATTTTGGCTATTGCGCCAGTCGCTTCAATATGGAACGCTACCGGGGCAATCCAAGACCCCGAAAGGGAATTATTACCGCTGTGGTATATCGCCACGAATAAAGCCAGCGGCACGCTATCCTACACGCAGGTAGCGCACGGTCTGACCCCCACAGTGCCGACAAAGGCAATGAGTACAAGTTATGGCGCGGTAATAGGCTTAGACGTTAAAGATGTCGGCCCGCTGTGCGCCTTTGAGGACACCGACGGCGCAGTATTTGAAGATGCCGACGGAAATGTAATATTAATCAAATAACAACCAATAAACAATT